GGTAAGACTTTTCACAAGAAAAGTCTGATATATGACCAATCATGGATGCTTGAACAGGTAGTCAGCCTAATGAAGAGTGCTCAAGCACATCTGGTAATTGCAGGTGATGTCTTTGACTCTGCAAATCCCTCGATTGAAGCACAAGAGCTGTTCGTTGGATTTATGAATTATACAAAAGCTGTTTGCGAGGACCTAGGGCTTACTTGCATTATAATCGTAGGTAACCACGACTCTAGCAGACGCCTGGGCTTGTGGGAAAGATTCATGGGTAACAATATTCACATCGTGCGCGACACAGAAGACATCGAGATTGAGGGTATCCCGTTCAGAGCTATCTCATTTGTAAAGCCTACAATCGCTGAAACAAAGTTCAATCGAGAGTTCGATTCATACAATGAAGCGTTCAAGGCTTACCTCCCGGAGAATACGGGAACAATTCTGATTGCTCACCAGACATTCGAGGGCTGCACAACCGGTTCATCAGAAGCGATGTCATTCTTTGATGATGCGGTTTCTCAGGAAGTCGTTAAAGCATATCCGCTGGTTATGGCAGGTCATATTCACAAGAAGCAGCGTATTCGTAACATCTATTACCCCGGGAGCCTTATGCCGTATGCTTTCGGTGATGAGTATGCAGGCGGATTCACCGTGTGGGATATTAAGCTGTCTAATCACTCTAGCGGAGAATATGACATCACAAGCGAGGTAGTTCCGGTACAGCTGCGTAGAAATTTCGAGATTATTCGTGGCAGTTTGAAACACTGTCTGAGTATTCCGGACTCTCACGCATACATCAAGGTAGAGTTGGTAGACGAAGACGTACCACTTGATGTGGCATTGCCTCAGCTTCAAGCACACTTCGAGAATATGGTTACCGCAGTATCAAAGATTACCGACGACTGGGAAGCTGACCTGAATAAGCCCATGGTTCAGTTCGATTCGATTGAGTCCGCTCTCGACAGTTTCTGCAATCAGTTGGAGGTGCCTGTTCTCGACACCAAGAAATTACAATTAGTTCAGGAGGTTGTTCATGAGATTACTGAAACTGCAGATTAAGAATTTCATCAGCATTAAGCAAGCATCGGTAGACTTCGAGGACTTGAATGACGGTGTGTTCCTTATTTCAGGTCCTACCGGTTCAGGTAAATCCTCAATGCTTGATGCAATCCATTGGGCACTGTTCGGTAAGACCCTTTCATCTAATCGTGCAGCCGTTACCAAAGAAATCAGAAGTACCTATGCACCGTCGAATGAGGACACGGTGGTTACGCTCACCTTTAATCAAGACAAAGTCGACTATAAGGTAATTCGCACACTTAAGAAAGACGGGGGCACTGCCATTCAGCTGTTCGCTCCTGGTATCATCTATGATAAGGTAAAGGAAGCGAATGAGCGTCTTGAAAAGATTATCGGTCTAACCGTAAAGCAGTTCGATCAGATGGTTATGCTGGAGCAGGGTAACTTTTCTAAATTCTTATTGGCAGACTCTCGCACTCGTGCAGAAATACTCCGCGATATCTTTGACACTCAGCTGTTCAAGGACATCGAGCTCAGGTTTAAAGACAGATGTTCTGACCTAAAAACTTTGATTCTCACTTCCACCGAACTGGAGCGGAATCTACTCCAAGGAGAGATGCTTGAAACTGTCGAGAGTGCCATTATTACTACAGCTGAAACTATTAGAGAAGAGCAGGCTCGCCTTGATGAGCTGAAGAAAAGAAAAGACGAGGCTGACCGCATTCTTCCTGTTATGATTGTCTATGACCAGGAATATGCTGCCTACCAGAAAGCTCAGAAAGAGCTGGAACAGCTGGAACAGCTTAAAACCGAAGTTGAACCGCTGTACCGGAAGCGAAATGTATTCAATGCGTATGTCGGTATCCTCGACTGGTATGCTACATACAACCGTCTTAAAAATGAACTTTCAGCTGCGAAGGAGCAAGAAGCTGACTATCAGAAACGTATCGCAGGTGTAGTCGTAGACGAAGAGCTTTCAGGTAAGGTTGCTGCACTTCAGCAGCGTCAGACAGAACTTACCAATTTGATTAACCTTTTCAGCCAGGTTGAAAGATATCGTAATCAAATCGATGAATATACCTGTGAGATGACCGAACTTCAGGGTAAGCAAACAAGTCTTAAAGCCTCAATCACAGCCATCGAGGATGCTAAAACCACACTCAGACAGCGGCTTGAAACCAGACAGGCATACGATAAAGCCCGTGAAGCTGTTCTCAATCGTGACAAGGAGAGAGCTCAGATTCAGTCAGATATATCTGTCCTGGAAGATTTCATTGAAGGCAATAAGGCGGTATATACACAGCTTCTGGCTAGCAAGATTATCAGCATGAGCGAGCCCGGTAAGTGTCCTATATGTGGCGCTCCTTATACCGCCGAGCATGCTGCTCAGGAAGCTGCGGGTAGTATGGATGCTAAACAGCGTGAACTGGAAGCAAAGAAGAATCAGCTTGAAGGACTAAAGGTTCGCCTTGAGAGTCTGCCACAGCTGGTTGAGCCGGAGTGCACCGAGGTTGCTACATTTGCTGATTTGACTGCGCAGTGGAACGATTGCATGAGTAAGTTCAGTGATTGGAGCGGTCAGCTCTATACGGTTGAAGGCAGAATTAAGACAATCGAGGGCTCACTCGCTTCTGCTAAGACTGAGCTGGCAAGACTCGAACCTGATATCTCCGGTGTAGATAGAGCAAGCCTAGAAACAGAAGCTGAGCAGGTAAAGACTGAATACAGCGAACTCTGGGCTAAGGTAGATGACAACGAAATGGCTAAAAGAAGTCGTAACCTGTTGGAAGGCTACCTCAAGAGTGTTCAGGACAAGATTCAGAAGCTCACTGCTGACATACAGGAAGCTAAGTCACATCCTGATGCACTCGACGACGATGCTAAGGAGCTGAAGGATGCTCTGATTCATGCAGCTGATGTTGATGATTATCGCATTCATCTGAATGATTACCTATATAAGATTCAGCAGTATGAGATGCTGCGAGACAACCTCATGTCGGTAGCAGAACCGGTTAATCCGCACCCCGGTTACACCAAGGCGTCTTGTCAGCAGATTATCGACGAAGCGAACATCGGCATTGAGGAGGCAATCGGTCGTATCTCAGCTACAAAGAATGCTCTTGAAGCTCGTAAGGAACTGGTAAAGCGTGTCAAAGATATTAGAGCTGAGCGTGAGAAGAATACCGCTGCCTACGACGAGCACACCTATCTCTACAATCTGTTATCTGGCAAGAATAGCTCTAAGATTTCCTTTGAAACATTCGTGCTTCACAGACAACTCGAGTGGATTCTTCAGTCCAGCAATCAGTATCTGCATACCTTGTCAGCAGGTCAGTTCGAGCTTCAGGTTAAATGGGAATCGTCCTCCGGTCGTACACAAGGTGGTCTTGAAATTACAATCACAGACCACTTCACCGGAAGCACACGTCCCGCTCAGACATTCTCAGGTGGCGAGCTGTTCATGCTAAGTCTGAGTCTCAGCTTGGGACTGATGACAGCAATCGACTCACTGTTCACAGCACGTGACTTGAACTTGCTGTTTGTGGATGAAGGTTTTGGCACCTTAGACAGTGATTGCCTTAGTCGAACGCTGATGACGCTGCGGGATTTGAAGAACATCAAGAGTGTGGGTATTATCTCGCACGTTCAGGACCTTATTGATACAATTCCACAGGGATTTATCGTCGAGAAGACAGCAACAGGTTCACGCATTAAACCGTTCAAGAATATATAAAAACCGCGGTACTGCTTAAATGCACGGTTGTGTGGTAAACAATTACACACGCACACTCGTAGCATTTAAGCAGTTTCTTATGTTCGACGACGGTGTAGCAAATCGTGTATAATTGTAATATAAGAGTTAAGGAGGTACACACGCAATGCCCAGAAGACGAATATCGTTAACACCTAGGTTGCAGCCTAATCCGGAAGCAGCTCAGGTACCGATTGAAGTCCCAAAATCACTTCAGAAGAAAGCTAAGCCTGTAAAGGATATGGATACCATTATCGCACAGGCAAAGGCGATGTCAGAAAAGTATGCAGGACAGTATGACTGCGTAACCGACAAGGACGTTCTGATTGATTATGTAGACACAATCATTTCCGAAAAGAGAACCGGTCTCGATACTGAAACAACCGGACTGAACATTTTCAAAGACCCGGTAGTCGGGTTCTCGCTTTACGCACCAGGACGTAAGGCAATCTACGTTCCAATGCTTCACTTGTCACGATTTACAGGCAAGGTTGACCCCAATCAGCTGCCGGTCGAGTTCTGCGCCCAGCAGCTCAATCGTTTGAATGGCGTTCCCGGTATGACAATCGATTACTTCAACGCACCATTTGATATGAATGAACTTTGGTATTCGATGGGAGTAAAACTCTGGGATATATGCGCTAACGATGCGAGCTTGATGATGCGTCTGTTGAACACAGAGCGACATAGAAACAATAACTTGAAAGACTTGCACGCTGAATTCTGTTCTCATACAACCAGAGGACCTAGATTCGGTGAGTTGTTCCCACCAGGTACATTCAATAGATGCCCGTTCAAGTACACCAGTGCATACGGTGCTCGAGACGCTGAGATGGCAAGTGAACTTGTCGACTATGCGTACGGTGAGCTTAGAAAACCTGAAAACGCAGGGTTACTCAGGGTATGGGAGACAATCGAGAGACCGCTTATTCCGGTACTTCTCCGAATGCGTGAGAAAGGTGTTCTTGTTGATGAGGCTAAGAGAGCCGAGCTCATTGTAAAGTATCGCGCACTGAAAGAACAAGCAGAGTCTGATGTTGTTCATGAGTACGAACCTTATATTCCAAAGATTAATCAGTGGAGAATGCGTTTCGGAAGAACCAAGGGCAAGATTATTGATATGCCGGTTAAAATCGGTTCTGATAGTCAGCTTAAGATTCTTCTGTATGACATCATGGGACTTCCAAGACCAGAGTCTGGTAAAGTCGATAAGCACGCACTGAAGGAGATAAATCATCCGATTGCGTCGGCAATTCTTAGGTACAGAGAAGCAACCAAGTTACTGTCTACCTATCTTGAAGGTCTTGATAAGTTCCTTCACGCTGATGGTACGGTTCACGGAGGTATCAAACAGCTAGGTGCAGATACTGGACGAACCAGTGCGGTCGACCCCAATCTTCAGAACATTCCTTCACATAACAGAGAGATTCGTACAATGTATATCGCACGTCCTGGTAGATACCTCATTTCATGTGACTATTCTGGTCAGGAACCTAGACTTATGGCTGTAATAGCAAAAGACCCGAAAATGATAAAAGCGTATCAAGATGGTCTTGACTTATATTCAGTTATAGCATCTGTATCGTACAATACAACCTACGAGGAATGCTGCGAAAAACGACCGAACGGTGAGCTTTACTTAGAAGGTAAAGAGCGTAGGAGTAGTGCAAAAAGTATCGTATTAGGAATTGGATATGGCAGACAAATTCCTTCTATTGCAGAGCAATTGAACTGTACGGTAGATGAAGCACAACTTATATATGATAAGGTAGCTAAGAATTTTCCGGGTTTGATAAAAGCACAAGAAGCAGCTGCAGAAGAAGCACACAGATTAGGGTATGTTCAAGATTTATGGGGTAGGCGCAGACACCTGTCAATTATGATGCACGACCCTTATGAGTTCAGATATAAGGACGGTTGTAATCCAGACTTTGACCCATTCGACCCGGATGGTTCTTCAGATTCAAGCGAACTGTCAGAGGAAGCTAAAAAGAAGTATCTAGGAGATTTGATGAGCCTGAAGTGGCGTAAGGATAAGAACGAGTACATTCAAGGACTGATTGCTCAAGGTATTGAGGTTAAGGATTATTCATATCAGATTGCCGAGCAGAGTCGTAAATGTTTTAATGCAAAAATCCAAGGAAGCGCAGCGTCAATGACCAAACTCGCTATGATTGAAATTGATAAAGACGAGCGACTGAAGAAACTTGATTGTTATCTATTGTTGATGATTCACGATGAGGTTATCTGTGAATGTCCTATCGAGAATCACAAAGAAGCTATTCGATATATTCAAGAAGACATGGTTAAGGTAGTTTCACACCTTCCGGTACCTTTTAAATCAGACCCCGAAACGTCAGTATGTTGGTACGGCAGTGAAGTTGACATCGAGGAAGAAGATGATGAAGATGATGAAGAATCCGAAAGCTGAACGTCTAGGACTAATCTACGGAATCCGCCATAAAGCCACTAATCGCTGGTATATAGGACAAACCGTTCGTACTCTGCAATGCAGATGGGAAGAGCACCTAAAAGAAATGCAATACTCCAAAAGTCATCTAAATTCTGCACTGAAGAAGTATGGAGCAGATGCATTCGAATTACAGGTGATTGAATCTGATATTCCAGAATCTAGATTAGACGAGCGAGAGCGTTATTATATCCAGCAATATGATTCTTATCACCACGGTTTTAATTGTACCTTGGGTGGTCAAGGGGTACATGGCTATAAGCATACCGAAGAGACGAAATCCCGCATATCTAAGTCAGTTGCAGCTGGTTCTTACCGCTGGAATACACCTGAACGAGCAGCTAAGATTAAAGCGGCACAGAAAGGACGAAAATTTACCGAGGATCATCGTCAACGAATTCGAGAAGCTGCGAATAGGAATAAACGATTTGGTGCTGATAATCCATTTGGAGGTCGTCGACACACTGAAAGCTCTAAGAAGAAAATGTCACTGTCTAGCACGAAAAATCAAATTCAAAGAATTTCGAAATCAGACAACAGCGTACTCGAAACCTACTCAAATCAGTGGGAAGCAGCGAATTGGGTTAAAGATAATCTACCGGTAACATGTAGGTTAGATTCTGTTTATCATAGGATATCAGAAGCTATGTATCACCTTAATGGAACTAAATCTGCCTACGGGTTCTATTGGAAGTCTATAGTAAAGTCCGATAACACACCTGAATCCCAAGAAGGAGTGGAGCATCAATGGACAGTAAGGAAGAAATAATGAAGCGAGACTGGTCAAAAGAGTTTATTACCAAGATGGAGAACGCCATTGAATTGTCTCACTACAAATACGGTTGGATGTCTGATACCTACCCTGAGCTCGCACAGGCTGTAAAGTGTATCCAGGAACGGCTTGACCTCTACAACAAAACGCATAATCTGGATTATCTGGTAGATATTGCTAACTTCGCCATGATTGAATATAAGCATCCTTCCTATTCAGACGCACATTACACACCACAAGACAGCGATAAGTCACCAGGACTTGCAGGTGGAATCTCTCATAAGGAGTTGATGGAACAATATGACAGTTGATCAGAAGCTTGCTAAGATAGGTTTTAACAAGGTGTATGAGGATGTTCGGCGTGTTCATTACGAACGGTACGACAAGAAGTATAGGTATTACCACACCGTCTGTATTGAACGCAGAAGCGTCTGGAATGAATTCAAGCTACAATCATACGACGAGAACCTTATCGACAAGAAAGGTATCGGTAATACCAATGTGGCGTTATCTACTACAGAACTAAAGCTATTCCTCAAGAAGATTAAGCAAAAAGAGCGTGAGTACACAAGGCATAGAATGTGGATTTGAACATCAAAAAGAAACACGGTAATGTCGACAACGACACTACCGTGTTTTTGTATGGTTGTATATTGTATAAATCACATTGTATGCACGTGATACGCTAACGATTTCTGTATGAGTAACAGTAAACCCGTAAAATTACATACGATTTATAAACCGTCGGCATGCGTTAGCGTGCTACGTGATTAGTTAAGAACAAGAATGTTCTTGTCGGCATTTTCAGCCTTGAATGCCTGAATGTCCTCTACAGGCTTCCAGTCGATGAAGGTTCCATCGTTTGCCAGAAGCATCTGTGTCAGAGTTTCCTTTGCGATGTCTGCAGAATCACCCGGCACGACAATCCCGTCAAAATTGTCCTCCGGGAGCATGACCTCGGCAACGAATCCAGGACCTTCAGCTGTTGTAGCAGCGAGTGGCTCATAACCCGGTGCATACTGGCTGAAGTCGCCTTCCTCGAACACATGCGGTGTTTCAGAACTTGAAAGTGTTTCGCCGACATTATTACCATCGCCGACATTGCTGTTAAAGCCTCTCGAGCTGTTCAGACCTGCTTCTGCTTTCTTGGCAGATTTCTGACGCTTAGCAAACTCTTCCTTGAGCTTTTTCAGTTTGTCTTTGAACTGTGTCCCGTCGGTACTGGAATTCAAGGTTTCATCGTCATCGCACGAAGCATCTAGCTCTTCCCAGTTGACATCCTTGTACCTTCTTGCGAGATACTTCTGAATGTCAGGCTTAACCTTCTGAGCTTCACTTCTGCCGATGTAGTGGTTAAGCAGCAACCAGGTCACGATAGACGCATCTAGCTTATAAGCTTCTTGCGGTGTGATGAGTTTCTGCTCGACCATTGGTTGGAGAAGTTTAGCATTTTTTCTGTAAGCGTCTACAGGCTGAATCTCACCGGACTTGACTCCTTCCAGGATTGCAGCCGGATCATCAGGAATGTTTTCAGCAACCGTGTAAAGTCCCTTCTTGATCAGCTTGTCCTTGATAGCAGGGTCAACCTTAACTGCATAGTCAGGGCTGATGTAGCCTGCCTGAACGAGCCAGAGAAGACGCTCCGGAACACGGCGAGCAACGATTTCAGGTGTAATAAGTTTCTTCTGAACCAGGTCCTTTGCGAGTGCCGGCTTCGCCTTAAGCACATCTTCTGCCTTGATGTAACCCTTGGTTACCAGACGCATAACGCCAGGTGTGCTCATACGGTCAAGGTCTGACTTCTTGAGCTCGGCAATGCCATCTGCAAGGAAGAATTCGTAGCAGCGAGCGGGCGGGTTCTGAAGCATGCTGTCGACCATGTCAGACAAGAGTCCGGCGAGCCAATAAGCTGCTTGCTTGTCTCTCTTCTCAGCTGTATCTCCGGTAACCGTGTCACCGTAAGCAC